TTTATGAGAGTGGTTCTTTCAGAATCAACTACAATTTTCTCTACCGAACCAAACATTGATTGATTAAATTTATCTACAGTATTCCCAGTATTCTCTGATACTAATGTACTCCCTGTTAATACACATAGATCATTGACAAAATTAGTTCTTTTGTCTTGATAGGAAGGTGCTTTTATAGGGATAATCCTAGAGTTCCCTTTTAATTTATTATGTACTAGAGTTCCGATCACCTCTCCTTCAAAATCATGTGCTACAATTACTAGTGGTCTCTTTAGTTCTATAGATGCGTTTATGATAGGTAATATATCTTTTGCACTTGCTACCTTACCATCATAAAATATAATTAGTGGATTCTCATATTCTGCTGTTAATTTCTTAGGGTTTGTTACAAAATATGGTGATAACAATCCATTGATGAATTGGGTTCCTTCTACCAATTCTACATAGGTTTTAGTATCTTTAGATTCTTCGACTCTGATTACCCCTTCTTTACCGACCTTATCAAATGCTTTAGAGATAATCTCTCCTATGTACTCATCTCCGTTTGCTGAAATACAAGCTATGTTTTTCAAATCGTCTTTATCGGTTACTTTTTCAGAAACAAAATCTAGTTCTTTTACTACGATATCCACAGCTTTATCAATACCTCTTTTTAAATCCATAAGATTTACATGGCGAAAAAATGGTAGTTTAGATCTGTTGATTACTTTAATACCCTCATTAACAATACTTTTTGCTAGTACACAAGTGGTTGTTGTTCCATCCCCTGCTAGATCAACTGTTTTACTAGCTCCTTCGATGAGTAATTGTCCACCCATGTTTTCTACAAAATCTGGTAGAGATATACTCCTAGCTACAGTAACACCATCTTTAGTTACATGAGGATTACCGTAATTGTTTTGTAGTATTACGTTCCTACCTTTTGCACCAAGAGTTACTCCCACAGCATCGGCTACTTTATTAAGTCCTGTTTGTAGTTTTTTCCTAGATTCTTTGTTGAATTTAATTTCTTTCATTTTTGTTTAAATTTTTGATTTTTAATGATGGTTGTTTTATAAAGAAGTTGTAAAGAATTAATACTACTTTCTGCGTATTAAATCACTTTCGATTCTCAATTCTTTCATAAACTCATACATCCCTATTTTCTTTGAGTTTGCCCAATTGTCCTTATCGTTCTGCTCATACATTTCTGTAAGTTTCTGCCAATTGTCAATATAGGGTTTCCAATACGGTAGATCTCTTGATATTTTTTGCAAATCTTGTTCTGTAATATTACACAGCTTTACAAATTTGTAGCATCTACTAAAATCGTCAGGGTCATAAGGTTTATCTCCTGTATAATCAATCCCTTGTAATACCGCCCACATTGTTTTTGAGCTAATTCCAACACTACCGTTTAATATCCATTCATTTAGAGACATTTTTTCTTATATGTAATTTTATAGAATCTAATATTAATTTAACTTCTTCAATTGATTTCTTATTTTCTTCTTTATTTACGAAATCTTGAATAACCTTTTCGTAATCCAAATCGCGATTGTTTATTAGCCCTTTATTGTTTAGGTCTATTAAAAAGTCTATTAATATTTTTTTCATGTTGTTATTTTTTAATTAAAGATTTTCGTTTTATTAAGAGATTATAAGTAATTGAAAGTTGTGGTTGGAGTTCATCCCAACGTACCTCCGTCCCACGGGTTGGTTACCGTGCTAGGTGCTCCTATACTTTCTGAGCTACACAACTTTCATAACTACTTATTTATGTATTTTAAGTTTTTATTTACCTGTAGAACCAAAACCACCAGCACCTCTGTCTGTTTCTTCAAGCATTTCCACTTGATTCCAGCTGATTTTTTCGTGTTTGGCTATTACCATTTGAGCGATTCTGTCTCCATCGTTTATGGTAAACGGCTCATTGGAAAGATTTACCAAAATGACTGCAATCTCACCACGGTAGTCTGCATCTATTGTGCCGGGAGCGTTAAGCACAGTAATCCCTTTTTTGGCAGCGAGTCCGCTTCTTGGACGAACCTGTGCCTCTGTTCCTATGGGTAATGCTACAAACAATCCAGTTTTTACAAAGGTTCTTTCTAGCGGTTTGATAGTCAAAGACTCTTCTAAATTTGCTCTTAAGTCCATGCCTGCCGCTGCAATGGTTTCATAGCTTGGCAATTCGTGCTTTGATTTGTTAATGACTTGGATTTTCATTTTTTGTTATTTATTTTCATTATTAAACCAAACGATCAATTCCTTTTTCAAGGCTTTCTACGCTCCATGCCCAAACTCCAAAGTCTTTTGATTTAGGATATACTTCTTTTTTATCAGTTTCGCTGTATATGCGATTTTCAAAGTCTATACAAATTGGTGTTTCTTTTCTATAAAAGGCTTCAAAGTGGTTTCCATTATCAACACTGTAAACATATCCGTTCTCATTTTCAAAAACCTTAGTAAATAGAGAGCCTTTTACATCTCCTTTGCCTTTAATTCTATTTGGAAGTTTTGTAATCATAGATAATATTGTTTTAAATTATTAATGTAAATATATTAAACAATATTAACAAAACAAAGATTTTTTTATTTTTTAATAAAAAAAATTCTACCATTGGAACACCTGAATTTATTAGCAGAGATATGAAAGTAATACTTATCTACCCCTCCATGATCCCTACAATAATATTCAGATTCGTTAATATCTTCTGTATCAACATAAATAAAATTATTTATTAGTATCAAAGATATAACTACAGATAATAGTATTAATAATACTGTATCCGATAAGCCTTTCGGTTTTGTTTCATTACCCAAAACAAGGTTTATTATTTAGCTTTCACAGCTATTGCAATTTACTAGGTTGGTTATGAACTCTTTAGAAACACTCTGACTTCTTTGGTAATAAAGTGTTTTTATACCTAGTTTCCAAGCCTCAATCAACAATTTATTAACTTCTTTTATTGGTAGGTTGGATGGAATGTTAATGTTTAAACTTTGTGATTGATCTATGAATTTTTGTCTTATAGATGCTTGTTGTATGATTTCTAATTGGTTTATTTCTTTGAATGTTTTGAATACTAGTTTTTCTTCGTTTGTTAAACTAGTCAAATGCTGTACACTCCCATGATTAAGCATTATACTACGCCATGTTTCGTCGTTGTTAATACCTTTATCTTCTAACAAATTAGTTAAGTATTTGTTCTTCCTCATGAAGTTCCCCTTAGCTAAACCTGCCTTATAGTAATTACTACTAAATGGCTCAATCCCTGGTGATGATTGACCTAATATTGCTGATGATGATGTTGTAGGGGCGATAGCTAATAATGTGGTATTTCTTAGTCCGTATCCTTCTAACAATTTAGGTTCTCCATATATGCTAGCTAATTCTTTAGTAGCTTCGTCTGCTTTACATTTAATGTCGGAGAATATACTGTGTGTTAATTGTTTAGCTTCCATACCCTCGAAAGGTATCATATTTTTTTGTAGATATGAGTGCCAGCCTAATACACCTAAACCTAATGCTCTGTGGTTTCTTGCAAACCTATGAGCGGATTGAAGATAGTGATTGTTTTTGGTTTTATTAATAAACTCTTGCATTACCGCATCTAAAAAATAAGTGGCGGTTTTTACAGCATCTGTGTCCTTCCATTCGTCATATAATTCCAAATTCATTGATGATAAACAACAAACAAAAGATTCTTGTTCGTTTGAGGGTAAACATATTTCTGAACAAAGGTTACTAGCATTTATAGACATTGATTCATCTTTATATACTTGTGGTTTATTCTTATTCACATTATCTGTAAAAAAGATATAAGGCAAGCCCTTTTCTTGTCTGCTTTCGAGTACCTTTGCCCAAACCTCTCTTTTGTTGTTATCCCCATCGATCATTTCTTTCATCCAATAATCTGGAATACAAACACCAAAGAATAAATTTTGTAATTTACTACCTATGTCTTTTATAGTTAAAAACTCTAAAATATCTGGGTGATCTATATCTAAATACGCCGCAAAGGCACCTCTTCTCACGCCACCTTGCGAGATGGTATCCATAGTAGTATCAAAAAGTTTCATAAAGGAAACAGCTCCACTACTTCTACCATTATCGGTTACTGTAGTTCCTCTACCTCTTAACTCTCCAAAATATCCTGAGGTTCCCCCTCCGATCTTAGTTTGCATGATTACCTCGCCGAGCTTGTGTGTAATCCCTTCTATTGTGTCAGGAACATGAACATTAAAACAGGAGATAGGTAATCCTCTTTCTGTTCCCATGTTTGCCCAAACAGGTGAACTTAAACTCATCCAACCGTTTTCTATTAGCTCGATGAATGAGTCTTTTAGTTCGGGTTTGAATAATCTTTTAGATGCTGCTGTAGCTACTCGCTCTATTGCACCTTGTACTGTTTCTCCATTTAGTAAGTAACCACGATTAAGCATTTGCTCACTTTCGTCATTAAACCACCATAACTTTTTCATATTTTTTATTTTATTTGATTTTAGAATAAATCGTTTGCAGTAATACTTTTGTCGTGTTTTGTGTACTCCACAGGTCTCTTAGCAAAAAAGTCATCAAGGGAATTAGCAAACACCTCTTCTTCAAACCATTGCATAGGTTTATATTCTTCCGAAGTAATATTAAATATTTTGTCTAATCCTATATTAGTTAAACTCTCATCTGCTCTAAACTTCATAAAATTTACTAAGTCTTTTTTACTAATACATTCGATTTCGCCTTTTTCAAAGATCCAATCCAAGATTTCTGATTCCACAGAAATGGAGTACTTTATAAGGTTAGAAATTTCTTGTTTGATGTTTTCATCAAAAAAATCAGGATTTTCATTCTTAATTTGGTTTATGATGTACATACCAGCATTGGCATGCACTTGCTCATCAACTGATGTCCAAGCAATGATGTTGCTCACGTTTTTCATATAACCTTTGAAACGAGTAAATGATAGTACAATACCGAACTGGCTAAAAAGTGAAACATTCTCAATCAAAATAGAGAATAAAATCAGTGAAAACACATATTTTTTAGGATCATCGGAATTACTGTGCTGTAACGCCTTGTTTAAATACTCTATTCTTTTTTTAATAACAGGCTCTTCCACTAAGTTTCTAAATTCGTCATCATAACCCAATACAGATAATAATTGTGAGTATGCTTCTGAATGACGAAATTCACAATTACCAGATATTAAAACTTTGTTATTCAACCTTGTAACTATACAACCTGTGGGAACGGTTACACAATGAATAGTTCCTTCATATTGCTCTTCGGTTATGTCAGATACGGTAGATGAAAAATTATCTCGTTTTAAAAAATTAACTTTATAAATATCATTATAAGTCTCTTTTCTTTTGTCTTCGTGTACTGTTAGATTCGATCTGTATGCTGCGAACATACCAATAGCTTGAACAATATCTGCGTTTTCTTTACTTGTGGTAGAATAAGAACCTATACAAGTTTTATTATTATGTTTACCTATAAGATTATGTCCATCCCATTTCAAGAGTTCTCCAATAAATTCATTACACCAAACATGAGATTTATTTTCTAAATCTACCCACTCAAAAGACTTGTAAGAGTAGTCGGATTTAGGCATATCTACTTCAAATCTAGTAAGTTCTTTTTCTGATATGTTGTATTCTCTATATGTAACACCTGTGTTTTTTAGTAACTCTCTTAACCTTTCTATTTTCTTTTCTTTTTTGAAAGTTAGTTCGTATGTGTTACAACCTGTACTAAGTCCTCTATTAATTCTTGTACCTTTTTTATTTCTCCAGAATCTTTCACATCCATCTGCTTGGATAGCTATCTTCAACCTATCCAAATCAGAAAGATTATCTACTTCTCCTGTTTTTCTACCGATATATGGTAACTTCATAGAGCTTGTTAGACTCTTTATATCTTTGATTTTACGTTCTCTGATTATACCATGTGGGGTTTTATATATCATTCGGTGATTTGGAGTTAACATTGCAAAGTTACTACCGTTATCTATTTTGTAGATAGTACCTGTGTATTTCTCATTAACTATATTTGATGGAACTACTGTGCTATACTCACAAGTTTTAGTATCATATTGAATAACGCGATCTCCTTGTTTTAAATCTCTAAAATCTAACCATCCTTCTGGTGTTAGTATTTCTGTTCCTTCTACATGACACTCTGCAAAAGTACTCCCTAGTCCATTAAATTCAGGCTTTGGGAGGTGTTTATATAGATCTCCCCAAAAAGACTTTACTGCTACTTCTATTTGTGCGATAGGTAGTAAGCTTCTTTTGATGGCTTCTTTCTCGTGTGGTTCTAAATGAGCATGAAAATCTTGAATGTCTGCTGTAAAATCTAGTTCAGAATGTACCCAAAAAGATTTGTTGATCATATCGGTAAACTTACTGATTTCTGGGTACTCGAAAGGTTTGTAGTTGGTTCTTTTTTTAAAAATATCTGGCATGGTTTTGTTTTTTAGATTGAGCGTAAAGGTAATGAATATAAGTTCAAATCCAGTAACAATTTAAGTGCTTAGTTACTAAATTTTTATACCTTCTCCAATTGTTTTTCGTTAAATATATGTAGCATACCAGCACTATTTTCTCTTTGGCTTCTTTCGTGTTCTACAACCAGTCTCACGTCTCCTTGTGAGTTGGTAAATACAGAAACTACCTCTCCTACAAACGCATAACCGTTAATTTTTTCTACCTTATCTCCTATCTTAAATTTATAATCTGTTGTAGTTTTTGGTTCAGAACTTTTTCTATATTCTAACTCTTCTTTGAAAAGTTTTTTTAGTGATGGGAGACCTTCAACATAACCATTATTTAGAATATTTTCAATATGGTCTGTCTCTAAGTCTTTTATTAATGTATATTTTGTTTCGGGTAACTTATTCATGTTTTTGTCATAATTTACCCCCCAAAAATAAATATCTCTAGGTTCAATAAATCCTTTTTCTATCAACCATTCTGTTTCTTCTTTATGAAACCAAAATCCAATTTTGTTTTCGAATATGTTAAAATACAGTAGTACTTGTGTTAATCTTAAGTCTGGATGATTTAACCAAAACTTTTCTATCTCTTCCTCTTCAAAATATGTTAGAAACTCAGAACCACAAAATAAAATCTTACTCCGTAAGTTCGATTGATTACAATCCTCGTAAAACGCCATCCTAACTTCTGGTTTTCTAAATTGTTCTAATACAATAGGTATTCTTTCTTTTAATCTCATGTTTAAATTTTATTTATTTGTTCAAATATACAATGTTTTTTTCTAAAAAACGTCCTCTGGTTTCATTTTTTTTATCTGTACTAATTCTTTCGAAACATCTAGTTTTGCTACCTTAGCACGATACATAGGGTTATCTCCATTTTCGTCAAAATAACCTCTAAACCCTTCCCTTGTTTCGTAAGTTAAAGCAGTGTAGTCTCCATCTACGTGTACATTACCACCTGTCTCCCTCTCTTTTATTTTCTCCATCTTTATTTGCATTTGTGTTCTAACACTTCTTTCTGGATGATTTATGATTCTATGCATAATGAAGAAGTCATCTACTCTATATGGAAAATCTGCACCCCCCTGAACATCATATTTACTAGGTGCTTTTTTAAACCCTTCATTGTTATTAGGTTGTCTTGATGCTTGTGTCCCGGGATGACCTATTAAATAAACAGAACAATATTTTTCAGTGAATACTCTTAGTTCAGATAATATTTCGTTATTATGAGCGTGAGAGTTTGGTGAAGTAACCTTGAAGAAGTTATAAGGATCTACTAATAAAGCGTTTATACCATATATCTCATATAATTTCCTTCCTATTTCGATAACTTCTTTTACCGTATAGTGTTTCTTATTCGCTATGATCTTAAAATTATCTCTAGATCTATCAATATATTTTTTAAGTAGGTCTGGTTTATCTTTAAAATATGTGATGTCTCTACCTGTTTCAACTTCTATCAACCTCCTTCTGTTGAGTTGGTTTCTGTTTTCGGGCATCATCATTCACCACCTCCAACCGTGAAGAATATTAGTTGATTGAGCCATGGTCAAAGTGAATATAGATTTACCTATGTTGTCGTAACCTATCCCCATATTTAAAGAGTTTGGTTTGGCTCTAAAGTATTTATCTAGTTCTCTAAACCCCCAAGTAAGTCCTTGTGGGATATTATTTAGTCTCGCTTGATCTAGGTATTTGTTCTCTTCTAGCTCATCAGATAAAAACGATAGTGTTTCTACATCTGATTTCCATTCTTTTTTTTCTGATTCTTCCTCTGGTAATTCCTCAATATCTACACCATAACCCATTTCATAGAGTTTAGCATACGCTTTTGGGTAATTACCTTCGTGTTCTAACTCTGCATATATTGCGTGGTTATTATAAGGTCTACCTGTTTCAAATGTGGATTGAGAGGTACTAAACACATTTAAAAATAGCCCTTCTTTATGGTAACCTGCGTGGTTATCTCCTGACTTTGTGTTAGGTCTAGTAAAGCTAATCCATTGAGGATCTTCACGATTTAGTTTTTTCCATCCATGTTTTTCTAGTAGCTCGATAGCTATTTGAGGATCGTTGTTGTAAGTTGGAAACTTATTAAACGCTATCAATTCTGATTTAGAGAATCTTTTTTTAGTATCTTTTATAATACATTGATCTAACTTTTGTGATTCTAAAAATAACTCAAACCTTTCTTCTTCTGTGATATAAGGAATGTTTTCTAAACTACCTTGTACTATTTCATAACCGTATGATGGGGATACTATAACATATCCACCTTCCCCTCGTGTTTCTATAATAGCCTGACCATCAGCATTTCTAGCTAAATGTTTTGATGCCGATATATTCAAACATCTGTACATTAGATGATAACCCCCACTAGATGTTTTTTGAATTACTAACTTCTTTAATAATTTCTTTGGTAGTCGAGATTTAAAATCTTTGATGAACGATTTTTTATCTTTCGATTTATAAATGTCTAAATCTATTACTTCTAAATTTTTAGATATATAACCTGTAGAAATAGCTATAGCTTTAAAATCAAAAACGTTAATCTTTTCTTCTGTTGTTTTTTCTTTTGTGAATTGAGTGAAACCCTTGTCTGGGTTCTTAGTTCCTTGTGTAATAGAGATAGGGTTTAAATCTAAAGAAAGGTATTTTTTAGCTATTTCTTTGTAGTTAGTCATTGTTATGATTGTTATTGTTACAGAATAAGGGGTAAATATTTCATTTTTTGTAACGGAATAGGGGTTATTTTGTAGCCTTTAAAAACTCAATGTGAATTTTTTATCTGTTTTTTCATAAGTGTATCCGAAGTGCTTACAAATTCCACTTACTCCATTTCTTGGACTGTATGATTGACATTTTTTACCGCATTCTCCACGTTCACCAGATTGTAGAAAATGCTTACAAAAAAAATGATCGCTTCTTACTTCACTTTTTGCTAGATATACATCCATTTCTTGGATATTATTTTCTTTCATATACTGCAAGTGGTATTCTAAATTGTAGCAATACTCATCATCTTTTTGAAAATAGAGTTTTTTATTTTTCATTTTATGTTTGATTTATTCTCGCTTCTGCTATTTTGATATACTCTTCATTCATTTCGATTCCTATAAAGTCTCTGCCGGTATTTTTACTTGCTATGCCAGTTGTACCACTACCCATGTATGGATCTAAAACAACTCCCCCTGTTGGTGTTTTTGTAATTGTGCAAAGGTACTCCATAAGCTTTAGGGGCTTAACTGTTGGATGATTACAACCTTTATCCATCCCATCGCACCCTTTATTCCTTTCCGACTTGCTAGCTTTGGCACAGTAGAAAAATCTTGAAGCGCCGCCTTTGTCGTTGTATCCACCTTCTATTTCTTTTGTGTGGCTTTTTCTTTTCCATCCGTCATTTGACCCATTACCACTAAACCCTTTCCATTTACTTGCACTACTCTTTGTAACCCCACTCTGCTCATCCAGCATCCGCCCTGCCTCTTCGTCTAGGATTATATTGGCTGGGAATCTGCCTAAACCACTTTCTACGAATTCTATTTTCCTGCCTTTAGCTTTTTTCCCTTTCATATTCCCCATAAGGTCTTTTTCCCCTGTTTCATTATGTAGAACTTGAAGTTTATCACTTGTTCCAATCCTCCCCCCATCAATATTCAGCCCACTCACTCCCCACTTGATAGCGTTGTTTGCGTATGTACCCTCGTTGGGTTTCATAGCTACTATGATAGGCTCGTAGCTCGGCTTAAGACCGTGAGACTTCCAACCGTTCCATAGCTGGGCTTCGGGGGTG